GTTGATTACCGATCATCCATGCAGGAAGTAAATAAGATGCAAATTCTGATTTTGTATGACGGGGTGGCATATTAACAATTAATCTATTTATTTTTCCTTCCCGTAATTTATTAAATTTTTCTGCAACAATTTTATGATGGGACCCCTCTATAAAAGCAGGCCACATGTATTTAACGAATGCTAAAAAATCCTCTTTAACAACAGCCTGTCTCTGTTTTCTGTCTAATTGAGCAACTGTTCTTTTAAGATCGCGTCGACTATCTGGAGGAAGGTTCTCTATGTTCAAATTTTTTAAAAAATTGGGTAAATCTCTATGTTTCATGAGCAAAAATGATTCTAGCGCCTATGACCCTCTAAATCAAGCACCTTAGTCTAAAGTAGTGGGACCCCTTTTTATTTAAAGGGTTTTAATGTCTTAGGAATTGTCTTTTTTCGGATTGGTCCTGGTACCTCTATAGATATATATATAAATAAATAAGATGTAAGCAACGAGCCGAGTGACGCTAGTCACTCGGCTCTAGATGCTAATGAACTGTGCTTGAATGTCTTTCGTCTTGGAACTGCTTATACTCACCTGACTTCATTACTGTATCCATTAGTTGTGGAAGAGTTAACAAAGCCATTACATAAGTTGATAACTCTGTGCCAAGTTTCTTCAAGATAAGTTCAGTTCGTTTCAACTTATCATCTGTGTCTTTGCCATTGTGTATGAACAATGCGCCATGGATTACACATGGCTTTAAATGTTTAGGGAACAAATAGTTTTCTTCTGTTAAATCCCCTATTCTATTTATACTATCTTTCATGTTTGCCTCGCTCTTTCTATTGTGTAACTATTATCATTCCATTGCGCCTCGGTCAATGGTATTCGTTCGTCTGTTAATTTATTATTAAAGTAATAAGTGTTATGACTACGACCTTCATTCCAATTATAATCAAAGTCTTTAATCCACGCATTTTCAGGTGTTAGTTTTATTGGCTCATGTAATCTGCCGAAGTGATCAACTGCTGCTGTTCCATGTTTCGCCCACCAATCACCTTGACATATGCCTGTGCAAAAATTGTTATCACCATAACCATAACGTCCAACAGTTCTAGTCTGAAAATACTTAGAGCCTTTCGGTCCACGCTTCCTGTCTTGTGTTTGATAAGTATGGCACTTTGGACCTTGGCAATAGTTATTCATTTTTATTCTTCCATTTCATTGCGTCTTTATTAGTACAAAAGAAAATATAAGGCTTATCAAAATCCATACGAGTTAAGAACACACATTTTTTTGCGTCTTGAATACTTGTATTTCTTGTTGTCAAACCTTTATTAATATCCTTAAGAAAATTGCCTAAAAAAGTTTTATATATTCTTTTAGGATTTTCTTTATTAATAAACCAAATCCATTGTTGATTTTTATCTGTCATGTGGTTTCCAATCTTGCAACTTGTCTTTTTTATTTCGGCTTTTAAAAAAGTAAAAGCCGAAACAAACTATTATTGATAAAATAATAATGGCTAGTTCCATTTTATATTCCAATCAGTTATTTGATTTGTTGCCATACGATATTCATCGTTATTATCTATATCTATATACGTCAAACATTTATGACCTTGCTTTGCCACGAACTCTTTACACTTATCTGTCCACTTGCCATTTCTTGTAACACTTTCACCATCTAATTTTGTGTAAGTAATTACAAATGTTTTATTTTCTTTAGTCATTTTATGCCTTTCTGTTATGTATGGGATTTTATATGAAATCCCATACATTGTCAAATGTTAATTATTAGCGAATTGTTGTTCGTATAATTTCCTCGCTAATATCTTTTGTTCTCTACTCACAGATTTATTTTTCATTCCTTTCACCCTATCTGCTAGATTTTTTGGATTGTAAATAACTAGACCTGTACTATTACATCTAATTCTTTCGAGCAACCAATTTGTCTATCCCTACAATATTCTCTACCAATTAAATCGAGTTTATAATCATCATTCCACTCTCTTGCATAAGAAGTTTGATTATCACTACCACCACTTAATCCAAGATATTTTTCATTGGCTTGATCACATTTAGTCCAATGAGGATTAGTTTGGTTTTCTATACCATCACCTTTTCCCCATTTCTGTTCAATGTTAATATCGGGATTGCAATGTTCTCGACCTTTCAACTCATCACGAAACATGGCATAAGCAAAATCATTTTGCTTAGCACTTTCTCTACCATTTATATTTCCGTCTAAACGAAAATCAAAATGTTTCGTAATTGTTTCGTTGTCCTTATCATAGTCATCATCTTCTTGATTATTAGATTTATAACCAAAATGAAAACAACTGTCCTTTGCAATCGTGTTGACGTTATCAAATTTATTCTGCAAGTAATATGCTTTCTCAACATCACTTTCAGTATAATGTCGTCTAACGATTTGTTCTGCAAGTTTCCAAGTATTTTTCTGCAACGGAATTAATAACTCTCTTGCTTGAAAAAATGCCTCTTTTTCTTGCGTGTTCTCTTGTTCCAAGTGTTCGCGTATTCTTATTGCGCCTTTATTTCGATACTCGGAATTTAGTCTTATTCTACTCATGAGTTTTCCTTTCTGTTAAATAAATTTATAAATC